TTACCTCCTAATTACCCAGAGATTCTTAAAATCGCTGCTGTTGATGTTGGTGCTGGAAACTGAACTGTAAACGTACCTGAAGTAGCTGTTTTATCTGCTCCGAAATCTAAAACACAAACTGCAGAGTTAGTAGTCGCAGATGATGTGTTGTAAATTAAAGCTCCTCTTGCTGTCAACGTAACGTTTTGAAATGACAGATCAGCAAAGTCTGCTCTTGCAACACCAGCTGTTAAAGAAGTTGGATTGTTAACAAGCGCACCACCACCAGAAGAATAGTTAGCTGATGTAACTTCATTAGTAGTTGTAAATGAAGTTGTTGCTGAGTTAAGAGTAGCTGAAGAAGTATAAAGAGCTAACTTAAATTTGTCACCACCAGAGTTTGAAAAATTAGCATCACCCTCTAATAATAACTTTTTAAAGTTGTTTGCAATTGCTTGTGTTATTGCCATAGTTTTCTCCTTATTGTTTTCCTATTCGAGGAACACCGCTTTGATATTCATCTCGTCTTCGTCTTCCCATTTGTTCTATAGAGAAGCCTTTGACTGCCTCAACGTATTTCTTATCATATAACTGAAGCATGTCAACGGGTCCTTTTAAAAATCCGTAAGCCTCTACTAGGCAAGCATACAATAAGCCGTTGGGAAATTCGGTACTTAGGTATGTAGTAGCTGTTGTACTAGATAATCCAGCTGGTTTCAAGATATAATTTAACTGAATAGTATAAGTTTGATCTGGAGTAGGTGCCACTACTATTCGAGTTTCATCCCAGTTACTGTAATATTTAGGAACCCCTGTTTCCCCTTTTGGATTGTATTCAGACATAAAATTAACATCTCTATATTGTAAAAAATCTCTGTTATCAGCTGAAGACGTGCCATCAGAATCTACAATTTGAGCTGATCTAATAATTAACAGATCCGTAGGCGTATCTATAAATCTAGTTGAGGCTATTAAATTAGCTGTCACATATCTTCTGTTGTTATCTGAATCTACTTCTCTTAAAATTCTAAATTCTGCGTCTTGGATAAATCCATTTAAAATAGTATCAGTAAAAACATTTGCTCCTACCTCTGTGTAATCTCTAATTTTTGTTTTTAATTCATCATATGTCATGATATGTTAATTGTTACACTCCCTATTCTAATTGTTGCTTGTCTTGCAGCACTAACTGTGCTTGGATCTGCTGGAACCATACTTTCACCACTTACAGTTTGAAATGCAAAATCTCCAGGCAAATTTAAATTAGCAATAATTCCTCCGCCTCCTCCAGTCAATAAATTAAATTGTTGTGGTCTTGGATGTTTTAGTCCTTGAGGATCTGCTGAATAAGGTGTTGGTTCTAATTGTGGTTGTTTAGGTTCATACTCTGAAGTATGAACTCTCGCACCGTTCCATTCTTTAACCATTTCTCTATATGGGTATGCTAAACCTGATCGGTCTGAAATAAATAAAGCGTGTTTTCCTTTTGCTGTGTTTCCCATAATTATATACTCGGATAATAAGTTCGAGGAGCAATATATACACTAGCTGAAGAACCGTCTTCTTCTAGAGCTCTAGCCAATTCATCCTCATAAATTAATTTTAATTCTTGTATTCTTGGTTGTGCATATTTCATAGATAGATAATACGTTAATCCTGCAACCATACAAGGTACAAATCTGTAAGGAACATCAGTTGCATTTGTATAATCTCCCGCATCTTGAATTCTTTTTTCATAATAAAAATTTATAACATTTCCATTTTCTGTAGAACCAGGAGTTAAATATAAAGTAATTAAAATATGATCTATGAATCTTTGAACAAAATATTGTGATGGTTGACCTGTAGAAGATTTATTAGATAAAGCTTGAAATTGAGATCTGTTAATTTTTTCTAACGGCGAGTCTACACTAGAAGAATTTCTGTAAGACATTTCTAAAATTTCTGTGGCTTGATTAACAAAATTAGTTACAGCAGCTCCATTTGAGTGAGTAGCTGCAGTTGTTCCATTAACACCACGAGTTACTCCAGTTAATTCTAAATCACTAAATCCAGTATAAGAAATATTTTCAGATCCTACATTTATAGTTCCTGTGGTAGGCATACGATCTTTAGAGGCAATAGTAATTCCAGTGGTTGCAGTCGTAGATGAAATAGCAGCAGTTAAAGTAGTAGTTACTCCATTAGAGTTTCCATCAGAAGTAGCTCTAAAAATTTTATATTCATTTTGACCATCTACTAAAGTAATATTAGTATTTGCTACTTCCCAAAAATGAAGGCCTCTATTTCCCCACTCCTGAAACATTATATTTAAAGAACGTCTGGCAGTTTTTAAATTATAACCGCTCATGTCAAATTGACCAAGTCTGTTGTAAGACTCTTCAATTATCTCATCTATTGTAAACGTTTTGTCAAACGTTGTAGTGCCAGAAGTAGTGTTGGCCATTAGTTATCCTACGAATTAGCTCCACCGCTATGAAAAACAGTTATAGCTGTAATCTGTTCTGTGGTAAAAGCAGAATAAACATCTGTTTTAAATAAAATTGGCACAGGAAAATTCACAGTAAAATCATGAATGTGTGCGCCTTTATTTATTTTAACTTTTGATGTTCCACCTGATCCACCATCTTTAAACTCTAAAACACCTGCTGTTGCCGGACCAGATACATGAACTCCATATACTCTAGTTCTTCCAGACTGAACAGTTTTAGTTTCCGTAGTGACGTTTGTTGCTACTCCGTCTATAGCTGCATATGTCGTCATTATATTATCTCCTTAAAATTTTATGTGGGCCCGAAGGCCCACATTAATTATTTATTACTGTGTATCAAAAGGTGTTGCAAGTGATCCTGTAGCATTAAGTAATCCCTCTACAAAGTAAAGGTTTGCTGCTACTGCAGTAAACTTAATGTAAGAACCTTTTAAACCACCTGTTGTTGCAACAGAAGCACCAGCTTCACCATTTAGGTTAACTTCATTGTTTGCTGTCGCTGGAACAAATTGTTTACCAGATACTGACGCATCAATTCCAAGTGTAACCATACCAACAAATTTGTCAGCAGTGTCAGCTGTTTTAATAGTACCAGTGAAATCATCTGTAAAAAGAATTTCAAAAGTTGTACCAATTGTGCTTGGGTTGTTTGGATCTCTTCCTGGTCCTGCCACTGCAGAATCAGCCGTTGCATTAATTGCAGGAATAGTGATTGCAGTAGGTGTTCCAGCAGGGTCCATAGTTACAAGTCTTCCTGCGTGGTCTGCAACAGTTAAATCTGTAGCTAAAGTTAATGCAGGAACTGCTCCTGGTCCTATTGATTGAAATCCGTTACGTGATCGTACCGGACCATCGAATGTAGTATTTGCCATAATTATATCCTCCTAGTTTCCGAACATAGTCTCTAGGCCGTCGACTATACGCGTCTATGTTCTGATTTTAATTGTATAGTAATTTATTTATATATTAGATTTTGGTAGAGTGCAAGAGAGCCTTCAATGTGGAGTGAATTTTTCCAACGATGTAGCTTTTTATTAAGTAGCTACAGAAACTTGTGGAGCAGCGCCTTCAACGCTATTTTGTCTGTGGGCAATAGCTGCTTCTTCCAGCTTGATCTTTGTGATGATTTCTTTGACTTTGTCATCAATCCTCACCATTTCAAGAGTGTATCTGTTATTGTCCAGATGCTCCTGTTCCCACTTCAACTCCAAGGACCTTTTTTGTTTGTAAAGGTCTTGTATCATCTATAACCTCCTCATAGGTTATTCTATTTAACGGGCCGAACATTCCCGTCTTTTCCCATTTTATACTCTTATCTCCTAGTTTGTCAAGTATAGCATTTTCCACACTTTTAGCATTATCTTCAGCTAATACGGTAAATTTAGCATGATGATCGTATGCAAAAATATTAATGAGAAGTTTTTTCATAGGTTTTTCTTTCTTATTTCTTGATTGTGGCGGAACAGTGTCCCGCCACAAAATTATTTATTAACTTACTCCAGGTGAACCGAAGATTCCTCTAAAGTCAGAAACACCAAATTGGTATCTTTCTCTAGCTTTGAATCTTAAGTTACCAGTGTCAAAGTCACCTTCCATCGCTGTTTTGATCGGAGTTCTAACGAAATGTTTCATTCCATTTGGAACATCCGTAATGATGAAGAATGCATTTGGATCAGTTAAGAAATTGTTCACTCTGTAACCTTGAGGAACCATTCCCATTGATCTTACAGCATTGATATCATTATCAGCTGTAGCAGTTCTACCTTCAGACTTCATAAGTCTTTCGGCTGTGAATTGCAGAGCAGAAGGAATAATTAATTTAACTCCTTTAGCTGCAACTTTTAAGCCTCTTTCATCAGTGAATGCAGCAATGTCGATCAAAGACTGCTCCAATGATGTTTCGTTAAGGTCAGCTGCTGTTGCAAGTGTGTTAGATACAGTACCAGCAATTGTTGGGTGGTTAGTAGCAAATAAATTGCTTCCGTCACCAGAAGTGAATCCACCGCCGAATCCATTGATTAATGGATTAACTGCTTTAACTTGCTTAGTGTTAGCCATTGATCTAGCTAACGCTTTTGTGTATCTGCTTGACAGTCTGTCATACAGGTTATCTTCCACCGCTTCCTCAGTAATCGCGAAGGCAAGAGCCACAGTTTCCATAGTGTATCTTGCAGTGTAAGTTTCTTGAGCATTGTCAAAAACTACACCTGAACCTTCAGGTTTTACTTGAGCATTAGCGAATCCAGATAACAT